GTAGTCGTAAGATATCGTTACCTGGAACTCTTCGATAGCAGTTTGCTGATCGTATGAGAGTTCGATGGGAGCGATGTTAGACGGGAACGCATTGCGAATGTTATACTTCTTCACAATATCTCCTGCCTGATTCAACTGACTGACTTCTATGTCGGACAAGAATGTGCCGTAACCGGCGTTGTCCATGACGAGTCCTACGTTACCGACGTGGGTGTTCATGGAGTTCATCCATGACTCAAACCCATCACGTACAGTAAAGTTAGTATCGTTGTAGACAGTAATTGTCCAATCTTCAAAGGTTCGATCACCTGGAAACTTCACGATGCGACCACGGAAGGGTACTTCTACCACTCCCGTAGTGATACCAGGAATCTGTGCAGCACGACACATAAAGTTCGTCAGTTCAGTATCACCACCTGCAACAGCAGGGAAGTTGATATTGACTTCGAACAGGTTGGCACGTGCGCCACCACCGGTCATCTTACCCCTAAAGTCATCTACTCTTAATATTGCCATTTTCTATTCTCCTAGATGGTTAGGGTTAAAATTGAATTCCACTCTGAATGATCTCTTCAAAGTCAGCACCAGTTCGTGTTGCTACGAAGTTGATGGTAACGAAGTTGATCGAACGAGCAGGTTTGATGAAGATAGATGCGACCAATTCGTTTCTATCTATGACCTCGGGAGTGTTATTCCTTTCGTCACATTGTACGAAGAAGTCTTGGATACCACGTCTTGCTTGTATCTCACGCAACAGTGGTTCAACAATCGCAACGAACTCTGAACGAGTAAACTGGTCGTTGAATTCGAAGAGGAAGTTTCTTGCTGCTTCCGCGACAGACTTTTCGACAGCAAGGAACAGTCGGCGAACGTTGATGCGGTCGAATGCAGAGGGACGAGACAGTTTCGTCTTATCACCGAACAGCAAAGTACCACGACCAGGGAACTGTACGATAGGGTTAACACCCTTCTTGTAAAGTTCATCTCGTTCTGCTTTGTTAGGACTGTATGCTAAGTTGGTTACACCGACATATTCGCCGCGGCGTTCTCCAGCAGGTGACCACCAAGGACCGTATTCGAAGTCCGTGAGTGCCATAATACCAGCAGTGGTAGAAGCAGCAGGAATGTAGATGTAGTTATCATTATACTTGTCGTATACACGCAAGTAGTTATTGTCCACTGCCAGATAAGAACTAGCAGAGAAACGGTTTGTTGTAGAAAGTGTATTCGTAACGGGGTCGTTCTGGTTAACAACTGCTGACCTGTTAGGGGAAGCAACTGCCAGACAATCCTTACGAGTAGTTCCACAGATAGCAGTGACGTGGTTCACGACACTAACTTGATCTACTTCACTTGACATTCCTGGACAGATCATCATCTGCACATCAACTTCTTCCACATCTTGGAAGTTGTCGTATGCTAATTGAAAATCACCAACATCAAGTCTGTCGTGGTCTTGTCCACCGGACAGAGTAACAGAAGCAGAGTCGTTGCTCCACTGCCATCCATCTGCATAGTTAAGACCGGTGCCATTCGCACTGGGGTCTCGATCCCAGTTGTCACCTTTTGCAGAACTGCTATCCCAACCTTCGAACCAAACATAGTTGGAAGAGTTGTTCAAGACCGTCTTGACGTAGTTGTCACCACCGTCTACAGTCTTAGAACTAGGTGCGACTGAGAGGAAGGGGAATGTTTCGAGGACTGTTCCTTTGGTGCCAGAAATGAGACCATCAGAGTCTACTACAACAACGTGAATTTCGTCGTTCAAGACAGTACCTGGTTGATTTTCTGCCCACTCGGAAGTTCCGGTGACATTATCAAAGTTGTCTTGGTAGGTCCAGTTAAGGAAGTTGTTAAGGTTGTTTGCTGAAGCACTAGAGTCAGCAACAAGAGGACCAGCAGCAGAATCTCTTGTAGATGCCACACCGAAGTATGATACCTTGAGAGAGTTACCGATAGAACCTGGATACTTAGCAACAAAGTTTAGGTTAGGCGATTGATCTTCGAAGTGCTTCTCGTTCTTAACGAGAACATGATCTTGGTCGCCGTTGAAACCCC